TAACAAAGATAACAAAAAGTTAATTTAATAAAAAAATATTTATAATATTAAATAAAAATAATAAAATATAAAAAAATATATAAGATTAAGTATTTTTTTTTTTTATTTTTTTTTTTTTTTTAAATTATTTAATTAAATTTTTGGTTATTGGTTAATATGAAAAGCATAACTATTTATCAAAAAAAAACTCACTATTAAATATAATTTCATTTATTTAAATAATTATATTCATTATATATCAATATAATTATTTAATACATTTTGAAATATTATTTATATTCTTGTAATTTATCAAAACTAATATAATCAAATATTTCTTCTCTTTTATTTTCTATATTCTTAAAATATTCCATATATTTTTCATATGATGGTATTTCACCTAAAATTGATGTTATTGCGCTTAATTCGGCGGACGCTAAATAAACATCTGCTCCTTTTCCTAATCTATTTGGAAAATTTCTAGTTGATGTTGATAATACACGTGCTTTATCATTAACTCTTGCCTGATTACCCATACATAATGAGCACCCTGGTAATTCAGTTTTAACACCAACATTTTTATATATATCATAAAATCCTTCATCAATTAATTTTTTCTCGTCCATGCGTGTTGGTGGAGCCATCCATAATTTTGTTTTTAATTTTTTTTCATTATTTTGATAATAATCTTCTAATAATTTACCTGCTGCTCTAAAATGTCCAATATTAGTCATACAACTTCCAATAAAAACTTCACTAATTTTATCACCCGCCACTTCACTTAATAAAACAGCATCATCTGGATCATTTGGAGCACATAAAATTGGTTCTTTTATATCATTTAAATTTATATTCAAAATAGCTTTATATTTCGCATCTTCATCTGCTTCTAGTAATACTGGATTATCTATCCATTCTTTCATTTTATTTATTCTGCGTCTAATACTTTCTTTATCATTATAGCCTTCTTTTATCATCCATTCTAATAGAGATATATTTGAATTTAAATATTCAATTATTGGTTTTTTATTTAATTTTATTGTACAAGCAGCAGCAGATCTCTCTGCACTAGCATCAGAAAGTTCAAATGCTTGTTCACATGTTAAATCCGGTAATCCTTCAATTTCTAAAATATTACCACTAAAAATATTTTTCTTATTTTTTTTATCTAATGTTAAAAGATTATTTTTTTTAGCATAATATGGTATACTATGTACAATATCACGCAAAGTAATTCCGGGCTGAATATCACCTTTAAATTTTACTAATACAGACTCTGGCATATCTAATGGCATTATTCCTGTCGCGGAAGAAAAAGCCACTAATCCAGAACCAGCTGGAAATGATATACCAATTGGAAATCTAGTATGAGAATCTCCACCTGTTCCAACTGTATCAGGTAATAACATTCTATTCAACCAGCTATGTATAATTCCATCCCCTGGTTTTAAAGATATACCTCCTCTACTATTTATAAATTCTGGTAATGTTTTTTGTGTTAAAATATCTACTGGTTTTGGATATGCAGCTGTATGACAAAAAGATTGCATTACTAAGTCTGCTGAAAAACCTAAACAAGCTAAATCTTTTAATTCATCTCTTGTCATTGGTCCTGTAGTATCTTGTGAGCCAACTGATGTTACTAATGGTTCACAATATTCTCCAGGATTTATTCCAGATTTTCCACATGCTTTTCCTACAATTTTTTGAGCCAATGTATATTTTTTATCTTGATTATCTATTTTACTATTATCGAAATAAAAAATATCATTTTTTTGAATTTTTAAAACTTCTTGAGATTTATATGTTAGACTTTTTCCAATTATTAAATTTATCCTGCCTTTAGCTCTTACACTATCTAATAATTTATATGATTTTAAATTAAAGTCACATATTTTTTCTTGAGAATAGTGATCATATGTTTCTTGTTTATATGGATAAATATCTATTATCTGACCCATTTTTAATTTATCTACTGGCATTTCAATTGGCATTGCTCCACTATCTTCCATTGTATTAAAAAATATTGGTGCTATTTTACCACCTATACAATAGCCGCCAACTTTTTTATTAGGAACATTTGGAATATTTTCTCCAAAATGCCATATAATACTATTAGTAGCACTTTTTCTACTGGAGCCAGTTCCAACAATATCTCCTACAAATGCTATTGGAAATTTTTTTTCTTTTAATTTATTTATCATTTTAATTGGACCCTTTATATGTGGTTCATCAGGTTCTATACCATTTCTAGGATTTTTTAACATACATTGTGCATGTAATGGTATATCTGGTCTTGACCATGCATCTTGTGCAGGTGACAAATCATCAGTATTTATTTCACCATCAACTTTAAAACAAGTTAATGTTATTTTTTCAGGTACTTTTGTATTATTTAAAAACCATAAACCATCAGCCCAATATTTTAAAATATCATAAGCATATGGATTACCATTTTTATAAAGATTTTCAATATTATTAAAATAATCGAATATTAATATATTATTTTTTATTTCATTACTTGCTAATTCAGCATATTCAGTTTTTAATAAATTACATAAAATTTCAATAGAGTAACCGCCTTGCATAGTTCCTAAAATTTTAATAGAGTCTTTTTTATCTATTATATTTGAATATTCTCGATTATGTATTATATTATTTAAAAATTCAGCTTTTAATTTACTCGTATCATCTACACCCGGTACAATTCGATTTTTAAATTGATACAATAAAAAATCAGAATATTCAGAATTTTTAATTATTTTATGACTTTTAATCTCATCTATTAATTCTAATACATTTTTATTATCTAAAATATATGGTTCAATTTCATTATTATATCTTTCTTTATTCAATATAGATAATTTATCTTTAAAAGTTTGATAGCATCTCATATTTTTAAATGGTGAATTTTTTAAAAGATTTAAATTCTTAAATCTAATCATTAAATAATTTAAAATTATAATTTTAAATTATTATTTTAATTTAAATTATAAATGATAATAAAACAACCAATCAAATTTAATAATATTATTTTTTATCATATTAGAAAACTATCAAAATCTAATCAAAATTTTATTAATACAATCCAAAACAAAGACCGAGCTTTTTTAGACATTCAAAGAAAACCCCAAACTTTAAGAAATGTTAAAGATCGCATAAATGATTATCAAGAAATTAACATAAAACACAATTTTAAAGAAATTAAAAATCAAGCTGCTAGATGTATGAACTGTGGTACACCTTTTTGTCATACACATACTGGTTGTCCTCTAGCAAATATTATTCCTGAATTTAACAAACTTTCTTATGAAAACAATTGGAAACTAGCATATCAAACCTTAATAAGTACTAACAATTTTCCAGAATTTACTGGTCGTGTTTGTCCAGCACCATGTGAAGCTTCTTGTGTTGCAAGTATAATTGATATGCCAATTACCATTAAAAACATAGAAAATTCTATAATTGAAACAGCTTGGAAAAATAAATGGGTTTTACCTAACAATCCACTTATTTATAATGATAAAAAAGTAGCTATAATTGGATCTGGACCAGCCGGATTAGCTGCCGCTGACCAACTTAATAGTTTAGGGTATAATGTTACCATTTTTGAAAAAGATTATTATCCAGGTGGTTTATTAACATATGGTATTCCAAATATGAAGCTAGATAAAAAAATTGTTAAAAGAAGAATTAATATTATGAAAAAATCAGGTATTAAATTTAAAACCAATACTGAAATAAATGAAACTAATATTATAAATATCAAAAATGACTTTGATGCGGTTATATTAACTATAGGTTCTTCTATACCAAATGATTTATCTATCCCCGGACGACAATTGAATGGTATTTATTTTGCTATGGATTTTTTAACGGGTAATCAAAACAAATTATTTAAAAGTCGTAACAAAAAAATAATGGCCAAATATGAAAAAACTTACATTGATTCATATAACAAAAATGTTGTAATAATTGGTGGCGGTGATACAGGTACTGATTGTATAGCCACTGCTTTGAGACATAACTGTAAAAGTTTAACGAATTTTGAAATTTTCAAAAAACCACCCCTCACCCGTAATAAAATAGAAAATCCATGGCCTTTATGGCCGCGTATTTTACAAACAAATTATGGACATGAAGAAGCAATTTATAAATTTAAATGTGATCCTCGGGAGTTTTCTATTTTATCAAGTAATTTTATAGGAGATGAAAATAATAATGTAACGCATATAAGAACAATCAATGTTGATTTAACTAAAGACGGTTGTTTATTAGAAATTCCTAATAGTGAAAAAATATGGCCTGCAGATTTAGTTATTTTAGCAATGGGTTTCAAACATCCTAATTTAACAATATTAAATAAATTAAATATTAATCTTGATAAACGAAATAATTGTTTAACAAAAAATTATCAAACCTCTGTTAATAAAATATTTGCCGCTGGTGATTGCAGAAAAGGACAATCTTTAGTTGTATGGGCAATTCATGAAGGTCGAGAAGTAGCAAAATCAGTTGATAATTTTTTAAAAACACTAAAATAAAAACAATAAAACTAATATAAATAATTAATTTAAAACATTATTATTTATAATTATAAATAATAATAATAATGTTTTTGTGGATTGTTGTTACAGGCGGAATTTTTTCTTTTATTGCTTCTATGGGAATTGGAGCAAATGATGCAGCCAATGCATTTGCAACATCTGTTGGTTCAAAAGCATTAACTTTACGCCAGGCATGTGGATTAGCAGTGGTGTTTGAAACCGGTGGTGCTATTTTAATGGGAAGTCATGTAACAGATACTATTCGAAAAGGTATAGCAGATTACCAGTGTTTTGAAGACTATCCTGAATTATTAATGTATGGATGTATGTGGGTTATTTTTTCAGTTGCAAGTTGGTTATTTATAGCAAGTTATTTTGAAATGCCCGTTTCTACTACACATTCTTGTGTAGGTGGTATGATAGGAATGACAATTGCATTAGTAGGTTCTGATTGTGTAATTTGGTATAAATCTACAGACAGCTTCCCATATATAGGTGGTGTAAGCGGTATTGTTTTATCATGGATTTTATCACCCCTATTTTCAGGAATTATTTCTTCAATTATTTATGCAACAACTCGAACAATTGTGTTAAGAAGACCTTACCAATCAACTAGATTAAATATTATTTATCCAATACTTGTAGGATGTACATTATTAATTAATAGTTTTTTTATCATTTATAAAGGAGCTAAAGGATTGAAATTAGATAAAATAGATGCTGATATAGCTATTGCTATATCATTTGGAATAGCACTAACCGGAGCTATATTAACTATACCACTTATTCCAAGAATAAGAAAAACAGTAGATAAAAAATTCCAAAATATTCACACAAATGAAATTGAAATACATCAACATACCGAATTACAAACCATAGAAACAAATGAAATAACTCAAAATAAAAAAAAACTCAATATTAACTCTGATAAACAACTTAAAGTTGTTACTGATTTACATATCAATGCTGAAAAATTTGATCCTAAAATTGAAGAAGTTTTTAAATATTTACAAATCTTTACAGCTTCTTGTGACGCATTTAGTCATGGTGCAAATGATGTTGCTAATTCAGTAGGACCATTCGCCGCTATTTATTTAATTTATAAAGAACAAAATACATTATCAAAAAAACTAGATATGGAAGATGATGCATATTGGATATTAGGTTTAGGTGGTATAGGAATTGGCTTGGGTCTTATTATTTATGGTAAAAAAATTCTTTATGCTATTGGTGACAAATTATGTAAAATAACTCCAAGTAGAGGGACCTGTATTGAATTAGGATCAGCATTAGTTATTATAACAGGGAGTCGATTAAAAATACCGCTTTCTACTACACATTGTCAGGTTGGTGCTACTATCGGTGTGGGATTATTAGAAAATAAATCATGTTTTAAAAAAATAGAAGGAATAAATTGGTGGATATTAAGTAAAACAGCATTTGGTTGGATAATCACATGTGTTATAGTTGGATTAACAACTGGAATATTATCAGCACAGGGTGTATACGGTCCATCATCACCTGATATTGTTGAATGTAATAATAATTCAATAAATTATTATTAAAAAATTGTTTTATTAAAAATAATCTAAAGACCAAAAACTATAAAAATCATCATTAGTCCATCTTCTAGAAATTGATTTGTAAACGCGACTTTGGAATCTTTCAATTCTTATTAATTCTAATTTCATAGAATTTAGTGGTTTAGATTTAATTGTTGGTCTAAAAAAAGCCTTTGCCCAAAATTCTTTACCATAAATATCTATAGCTAAATTTAAATAAAATAAATCATCTAACATTTTATAATATTCTTTATTTGTTATAGAAAACAATAAAATATCATTTAATGATAATTTTTTCATTATCAATTCAACTAAATCATTACTCAATTTTTCCATTATTATTATTAGTTTAATAGTAATTATTATATTTATTCATTTTTAGAATAAATATAATATATTTATTATTATTATAATATGCCTGGCTTACTAAATTTAAACAATATAACCACTCAACCCATAGAATACCTAAATATTTTAATTTTTTATCCTAACTATGATAACCATGCTGAAAGATATTATCTTAATCAATACAAAAAAATGCAACAAGCAAATATAGATTTATTTAATTTATTTTTATTTGGTATGTTAATATCATGCTTATTTTGTAACTGTTATAGACAACCCACACAAATAAAATCAAAAAAAAATTATAAATCTAAACCTAAAATAGTATTAGTAAATGATGACTCTTTAGTAGTTTCTGGTAAACCTGTTGAAGTTTAAAAATGCACAATTGGATTTCCTGTTGCTAGTTCACTCCCAATCATATGAGCAGCTGCAAGCATAGCAAGACGACCATTGCTTAGCTCAGCATTATACCTACGATCAGTAACATTATCTTTGTTTACTCTTAGTAGATTACCAGGCTGATAATCAGGATTTAGCTTGAAAATACTCTTGTCTTCACCTACAAAAGGACTGTTCCATCCAGTATACATACGGTAAAACTCTAGACAAGCCATAGAATACCAAAATGGTAGCTGTGAATTAAAATCCATATCAGAGAAATAGTTAATACCAAGTGTATCTGGTTTCATCATTTCACAAACCGGAATAATAACACTTGCAAGCATTGCTGCTCGCCCATGCTGTAGCTCAGCCTCACGTAGAAACTGACTATTCTTTTCATTTGATAGCTTGAGTGGATCAAAGAATCCTGTTGGAGCAATATCACCCATAAACTTATAATTTGGTGCGGCTGGCTTTACATTAGGAGTAAATGTATACATAGTTGGTGCTAGAATAGAGAACATATTTTATAATTATAATAACAAATTTATTTTTAAATCAATTTTAAAAATAAATAATTTAAATTTTTTTAAAAATTGAAATGATATTACTATTTATCATGTATTCGATAAAAACAATGGGAATTGTTAATTCAAAATTTAAAAAAAACAAATTTAATCGATTTAATGATTTATATATTACTGATGGTAAACTAGTAGAACCTTTAGATAGTCAAGAAATTTACAAACATACTACGATTAAATTAGATACTATTTTAAGTAAATATTATACTGATAAAAAAATTTATATGAAATGGGGTAATTTATATAAATGGAAAAAAACTCTTGATGAAGTTAAAAATAAAGAAAATTTAAATGAAAATATTTATTTTGATACAATATTTTCACATGAAATTCATAATAATTCAAATATTAAAGTAGATCTTGAATATTATTATAAATTTCAAATTTATAAATTTAAAATTTATTATAAACAATACAAATGGGGTGAAAATTTTGCTGAGAAAGCCATAAATAATAATGATAATGAATCTTACTTTTATTATAAATTTACTACCCCAGATTCATTTTATTCAGCTATTGATTATTTAGAATCTCAAGGATTTGATTGCATTCGATCATTACAAAAACTAGGAAAAGTTTTAGAATGTGAATATTACAATAAAATTTATAACAGTAATTATTTTTATGATGAAAAATCTGATTGCAGTGATTAAATAAATTATCAAATCAATTTAAAAAAATCAAGAGCATATAATTAATTGAGTTAATACATTTATGAATTATGATGCCTTAATTTCAACTGTATTTTTTTTACCTAGTTATTTATATTTATTTCATTACTACGGTGAATTTGCAAGATTATATTTTTATATTTTGATATCAGGATTATCATTATATGAAGTGATTGATAAAAAATTTTATATGTTTGATGATTTAGATTTAAATCAATATAATTATGTTGGAGATCAATGTAAATGTATAGCTTTTCAATTTTTTATGGTAGATATTTTTTTTCCTGAAAATAAAAGCGCTATAATTCATCATGCTTTAATTTTGTACGCTATAATTCATTCTTTTTATTTAAATCAGGCATATATTTTAGCATTATTTCTTTCATTAACTGAAATATCTACAATATTTCTATCTTTAAAAATATTAAATATTTATAAACAAACCTCTAATCTATTATTTATGATAACTTTTTTTATTTTTAGAATAATATTATTACCAATTTTAACATATCATTACAGAAATGTATATTACATATTTAATATATTATTAATAGATGATTTTTTACATATATATTGGGTTACAACATTTGCAAAAAATTTTATATCGTTTAAATAAAAATTATATATTAATTTAATTTTATTTATATATAATTGTTATATATAAATGAAACAAAATAAAATTATTTATGCATTCATATTTTTTATATTAGCTTTTAGTTACAATATTTATTATTTTAGTAAATGATGATTCTTTTTAAATATAAATAATAATATATGAAATAAATAATAATATAATAAATTATAATGAAAAAATTTTTTATATTATCCCTTATGTATTTATTTATAATTTTTATAATTTATTTCATATATAATTCTTATACCAATAAAGAAAGCTTTGTTAATAAATCATATTTTGAGGTAAAAGATTCTAATATATTAGAAAAAGGTGAACGTGGACTTTTTGCTACAAAAAATTATAAAAAAAATGATGTTATAGAAACATGTCCTACACTAATCATGAATCGTGATGAAGTATCTAATTCTAATATATTAAATTATCATTTCTTTCAAGGTAATAATAAAAAAAATAGTTTACTATCTTTAGGATATTGTAGTATTATTAACCACTCAGATAGTAAACAAAATTGTAGATGGAAAGTTTCCAAGGATGATAATACAATAACTATGTATGCTACTAAACCTATAGTAAAAGGTGAAGAATTATATAGTAATTATGGAAAAGGCTATTGGTCCAATAAAAAAAATAAAATATAAATAGTTTTTCAAACCTCATATCTTTCTCTTATCCATGATCGTATGTTTTGTAAACTACAATTTTTATAATCATCATCAAAACCATTTAATTTTAAAAATCTTGGTTTAGTCATCTTTTCTGTCTTATAAAATATATAATCTCCATATTTTCCTTTGCGTATTGAAATATTATCATCTATTTTACGTATTAAAGAATTATCTGCCTTTTCCGCTGTTTCTAATATATTAATTGCATCTTCTAATTCTATATTTTTAATTGGTACATTTATTTTTACAGTTTTTAATGATTTTTTTATTTCTCCACATTCCAAATAATAACCAAATTTACCATATTTTAAATATACTTCTGTTTCTCTATATAATCCCAGTAATTTATTATTATCTTCTTTCGATTCAATTATTTCCTCTAACTTATATTCCCCCGCTTTCAATTTTTCAATATCTAAATCTTTTTTTACTCCATAAAATCCAGTTGTTTTATCTGCTTTTGTATATTTAATTGTTGGTCCATTTCGACCTATTATGTAACAATGCTTATCATCTAATTTTATATTTAATTTTTCTGTTTTACCTTTTGTTTCATTTAAAGATAATTGATTTTCAAGAGATAGCTGTTCTATAAATTTATTACATTCATCACATAATTCATAATATTTTTTTTCACCTTTTGCGATTACATCTAACTGATTTTCCATTGTTTTT